CCTCATCACGTGCCGCCGTCGCATTGATACATGGGTTAGTCTTGCAGAATCGATCCTTTACGCACCACTTTGTGACGCATTCGGCACAAATAGCGACAGATTTAAGTTGCAGAGTGAGCAGGAAAGTGCTTAAATTGTGCTAGGCTCGGGACAGTAAATCGTACTGAGCAACAAATCAAAACATAAACCCGCCACTGCTGCGGGTTTTTTATTTTAAGGGCTGCCTCCGGGCGGCCTTTTTTGTTTCCCCTCGTTCTGAGAGGACTCACGGCAATAAGAGGGGGCTAAATGTCCGATCCTGTTTCTGGCACTACGGTAGCGGCTGGTGGTCTGATGGGCGCTAGCATGTTCGGCCTGGCAACCGGCATAGATTACGGTGTGGTGTTTGGCGCATTCGCTGGTGCGGTGTTCTACGTCGCTACGGCGGTTAATATCAGCCGCCTTAAGCTGGTGGGCTACTTCATCACCTCTTTCATCTTCGGCGTTATCGGCGCTCCACTGCTTGGCTCTTACTTCTCCAAATGGACGGGGTATAGCGACAGGCCACTTGATGCGCTGGGTGCGGTAATCGTAGCCGCTATTGCTATTAAGCTGCTGACCTTCGTCAACAGTCAGGATTTGGGTAGCCTGTTTGGAATTCTCTCACGTTTACGTGGTGGAGGGGCCAGCAATGGTAACAAGTGATCCGAGTGCGATGGCAAACGCAATTATCTCTGCTGTCATCGTTATTGCACTGATGTTCTACCAGCGCGGCGGGGCGAGACATCGCCCTCTGATATCGCTGATGGCTTATTTCACGGTACTGGTATACGCCAGCGTCCCTTTCCGTTACCTGTTCGGCCTGTACCATGAATCGCACTGGTTCGTGGTGCTGGTGAACGTCCTGATATGCGCCGCCGTTCTCTGGGCTCGGGGAAACGTAGCGCGCCTGGTTGATGCACTGAGGCACTAATGAACCAATCACAATTTCAGAAGGCGGCTGGTATCAGCGCCGGGTTAGCTGCGCGCTGGTTTCCGCATATCGACGCCGCTATGAAGGAATACGGCATCACCGCACCGCTTGATCAGGCCATGTTTATTGCCCAGATGGGGCATGAAAGCACCAGATTTACCCGGCTGGTGGAGAACCTGAATTACGCGGCAGAAAACCTGGTACCGACGTTCGGCAGCCACCGCATCACGCAACAACAGGCCGCCGCACTTGGCAGAACGGCAACGCAACCGGCAAACCAGAAAGCGATCGCAAATCTGGTATACGGTGGTGAGTGGGGAAAAGAACACCTTGGCAATCAGGTTGCCGGTGATGGCTGGAAATATCGCGGTCGCGGGCTGAAACAGGTTACCGGCCTGAGCAACTATCGCAGTTGTGGTCAGGCGCTGAAACTGGATCTGGTGTCGTATCCCGAATTGCTGGAGCGATATGATTACGCTGCGCGCTCAGCTGCATGGTTCTATTCGTCTCGCGGTTGCCTGCTTCATTCCGGCGATGTTGAGCGCGTTACGCTGCTTATCAACGGTGGACGTAATGGTCTGGATAAACGCCGCGCGCTGTTTAACCTGGCGAAATCTGTTCTGGTGTGAGGTGAGTGTGGGTATCGAAACGATAATCGGTCTGGCCGCACTGGTGATTTCCGCTATCGCCGGTGCCTTTGGCCTGGGCCATATTCGCGGCGCCAGCAAAGCGGAAGCGAAAGCCGACCAGCAGCGCACCGAAGATAACGCAGCGGCAACGGTCGCTGTGGCAGAACGCCGGGTTGAAGCAACGAAAGAGGCCAGCAATGTACAGCAGAATGTTAACCATATGTCTGGCGACGATGTTGATCGCGAGCTGCGGGACAACTGGACCCGCAAGGGTTGAGGTAGTGGACACTGCTTGCGACTGGGTTAAACCCATCTACGGTACAGCGCACGACTGGGATGTACTGGACAGGCAGACGAAGCGCGACATCCTGGCGCATAACAAAGCGTGGCATAAAAATTGTAATAATTATTAAAAAAACCCTCGGAAAGATAATAAAGTTCAGATCATCCCGAGGGGGAGCGGTAATTATCGTGCAAGAAACTTAACAAACTCAATGATAGCGGTGGCTACTGTTACCGTGTTGGCACCGTTAGCTATCCAAGAACTTAAGCCGGATTTCCAAAGTTTTTGGGCAATCTTATCTGGCTGTGGTTCTGGAGTATGTCGAGTCTCTTCTATTAGTTGGCGAACTTTATTGATATCTACGCCTTCTTTAAAAAGGGGCGCTAATTCTTCTGGTATGCCTGAGTCGATTAGCACTGCCTTACCGTTTCCCTGAAACAAAGTATCGTGCGCCTCAAGTTGTACATCACCAGAAGCAGCAATACCTACTCCATTATTGATGAACTGACAGCCTGTAAATGTTGCTTTCGTCATAAGCATTAACCTCTGTGATTGAGCTGTGCATAATCCTAAGTGAGGAAAAAATTTTTCTCACCAATTTGAATTTTACCCTATCCATACCTGGAGATCCTTTCCGGAGCTTTTACAAAATTGTTAAATTCACGGAGTTGAGATGAATGTCACTATAGACGGCATCCAGTATATTCCCGCCGGGTCGATTTCATCTCGGATCGGAATTGCCATTTCCACACACCAGCGCGCGGACGTTCTCAAACGTGTACTCGAAAAGCATATGAAGCACCTGCCAGCCGGCGCGCTGATGGTTGTAGTGGACGACGGCTCTAAACCTGCCGTAGTAGCGCCTGACGGCGTGCAGCTGCTTCGCCATGAAACTTCACTCGGCATTGTTGCTTCGAAGAACGCCAGTTTAACTGCTCTGATGGACGCCGGGTGCGAGCATCTCTTCCTGTGGGACGATGACGCCTGGCCCATCGCTGATAACTGGCACCTTCCATACATCGAATCACCCGAACCGCACCTGGCTTACCAGTTTCTCGATCTGGCAGGGACGAATAAGCTGAAGGATATGGCGGTCCTGTACCGGGATGATAAGCACATCGCTTACACCGGGCAGCGCGGCGTGATGCTGTATTACCACCGTAGCGCTATCGAGACGGTTGGCGGTTTCGATCCGGTATACGGTCGCGGCATGTACGAACATAGTGACCTCGCCCTGCGCATCCATAATGCTGGCCTGACGACATGGGCTTACGGTGATGTGGTCGGTTCAGAAAAGCTGATCCATTCTCTCGATGAGCATGAAGCCGTGGAGCGTTCGGTACCGCGTCCCGACCGACAGGCGCTGGTGGAACGTAACGTGAAGATTCACAACGAACGGCGTGATGCCGGGTTTACTGGTTACGTTGAATACCGCCAGCAGCGCGACGTGGTTATCACAACGCTGCTCACCAGTCAGCCTGACCCGCAGCGCGGCACGAGAATGGTGGCCTCGCCTGACATGCTGAGCAAATGGGCGGCCTCGCTTCGCCAGTGTGGGCGTATAGCGCTGGTGGATGAATTACTGACGGCTCCAACAGATGTTGAGCTGTATCTCGTACCTGACGTGAAGATGAATGTCTACTTTCGTCGCTGGCTGCACATCTGGCAGCACCTACGAGATCACCCTGAATACCGGTTCGTCTGGTGTACCGATGGTACCGATGTCGAAATGCTTCGCGCGCCGTGGGAAGAAATGGAAGCCGGAAAGGTGTATGTAGGTTCAGAACCGAAGACCTACGCCGACACCTGGGCAAAGCAGAATCATCCGGAGCGCATCTATCAGGAGTTTATCGAAGCGCACCGCAACGATGTGATGCTTAACGCTGGGCTGCTGGGTGGTACCCGCGCTGATGTAATGGCGTTTGCTCACGGCATCATCCGTCTTTACTACCGGATCGAGAGTTATCGTTTCTGGAAGAAAGAACAGGCTGGCGCCGCGGTAGGCGACATGATGGCGTTCGGTATTGTTGCGCAGTCATTCGCTGACAGGCTGGTCACCGGCCCTCTGGTACATACCGTTTTCAAAACTGAGGGCATCGGTGGGGAGGCCGCATGGTGGAAACATAAATAAGGTTGAAATGTAAGATGGCATCCAAACAAGACAAAAATGGGGTTACATTTTATAACCCCGATGGCTCTATTCGTGTATATGTCCCATATCTCGAATCATTTCCGCCAGCTCATAAAAAGCGGGGGAAGAAGAAACGTTAACTGGATTCATTCCTGTTTCCTCCAGGTGATTAATAAGCGTGTCTCGAATTTTAGGGTTATCTCTGCTCAGCATATGCACCAGGGCTGTAAACCCTACCTGTAAAGCGACAATTCTTCCTTCATTTGTAGCTGTAGTTTTAATATCCATTTTGATCCTTTTCGGAGGTAATCAGCCATCCCCCCTGCGACAGAGTGCGCCAGTGTCCCACCACTGACGGGCTGATTGGTTACCTTACCTAGGGTTAAAACGAAGCAACACCCTGATATTCAGACAGTAGCCGCCATCGTGCGGCTTTTTTATTGGAGATTCGCTGGTGGCTGAAGAGATTAAGTTTGTGGTGGTCGGCCATCACTCTCGAACAGGACATGCGCAACGTCTTGCTGCGCTGCTGGATGCTCATCTGCTGATTGATGACGGTAGCCACGGCGCGAACTGGAATCATCGCCGCGCGCTGGAGTGGGCATCAGAACAAACCTGCCGGGTAGTTGTTGTTGAAGATGATGCGATGCCAGTGGGCTTGTTCTTCACTTCAGTCACGAGCTGGCTTAATCGCTTCCCAGAATCGCTGGTGAGTTTTTACCTGGGTACTGGTCGACCACCTCAATATCAAATGCAAATAGCTGAACGACTGATAGTCGCTGATAAAACTCAGGCTGACTACATCACACTGCCGCGGCTGATACACGGCGTTTGTTATAGCGTACCTCCTCAGCATATTGAACGAGTCCTTTCTCGATGGGACAGAAGCAAGCCTGCCGATTATGCCGTTGGTGATGCCTGTGGCGGGGCTGTGGTTTATCCGTGTTACTCGCTGGTGGACCATGCTGACGGCGAACCGGTTGAGCGTCACCCTGACTCAGCGCCACGCACAGAACGCCGCCGGGCGTGGAGGTTAGCTTGATGCCTGCGTTAATACCGAGAGCATGCCGCAAGCGTGGCTGCCCTGGCACAACCACTGACCGCTCAGGCTATTGTCCCCAGCACCTTAACGAAGGCTGGCAGCAGCATCAGCGAGGACAGAGCAGACATCAGCGAGGCTATGGCAGCAAATGGGACAGGCTGCGCCCAATCGTTCTCGACAGAGACAAACACCTTTGTCAGGAATGCCTGCGAAATGGAAGGTATACACCTGCTGAGACGGTGGACCACATCACCGCCAAAGCAAATGGGGGGACCGATGACCTGTCCAACCTCGAAAGCCTCTGCAAGCCTTGCCACAGGGCGAAGACAGCGGTCGAGAGACTCAAATGACATCAGTTCTCATTTGCATCGACCGAGGGGGAGGGCGGGTTGAAAGTTCAGGAACGACGCGCCAAAGGACCGCCGCCTAACCTCTTTTCACATCGCCGCAGGTTAGAAAACTTTTTTATGGGGTCCC